GGGCGTTCAAGACCATCGTGCCGTCACACTTGGATGCAAACCTTAGTAAAACCGAAAGCATGAGCCAAAAAGCCCTATTCATAACCGAGAAGCAATTAAAAGATGCTTCATTGATTAACGAAAACGTTTCTATGGTTAAGTTGCGCCCGACGTTGATCATGTGCCAAGAAATGCACATTCAACCGATTTTAGGTAGCGACCTTTACAAAGAAATTGCTAATCAAATCATTGACGACGATTTAACACAAGAGAATGAGGACTTACTTATTGACTACATTCAACCATGTTTGCAAATGTTTGTACAAATGGAGTTCCCGATGGCCTTCGGTTTCCAGTTACGAAACAAGAACGTGGAGCGTGGTACGGATCAAAACAGTACGCAGGCCTCCATGAGTGAACTTCAAAGGTTAATTGATTACTACAAATCGAAAGCGGAGTGGTACGCTGAAAGGATTACACGTTATATCTTAACCAATATCACCGACTTTCCTGCGTATCAATCGCCAAGCGGGCAAATCGATACTATTTTACCAAACCGACGCAATTACACTGCTGGATTGGTGTTGAATAACTACGGTTGTTGTGGTGACTACGCAAGTCGTTACCAAGCTAACTTCAATCGGGATTGTGACTGTTATTAAAATCTATGAGTTACCACAAAAAGAACGTCGACAAATTAAGGGTTTACCTATCAAAAGAGAAAGATGCAAAGTTGGAACACGATAAAAAGAAGCTTAAAGGAGTTCAGCGAAACCCACCCGCTCGTTAATTCGTTTGGGACGGGTAACATTCTCGACCCTGATAGCGCACAAATAACCAATTTTGTTACTCCCGAAATTGATCGGATTTATTACCCGTTAGTTTTTGCGACGTTGGATTCTTCGAGGTTTGGAAGCAACTCGGTTACGTTTACCGTTGGTTTGGTTTTCATGGATAAGATTGAGGAAAGCCAAAAGGTAGCTGACCGTCCGACAGGTTCAAATGCTTTGAACTTCCAAACACTCCAACCCGATGAGGTCATGAGCGACATGACCCAACTGGCAGGGGATTTCATGATTAAGTACCAACGTACTTTTGGCAATGACTTCGATATTTCGGTGGATGCTAACGTTGATTACTTCGTGGATAGGTTTGGCGATAGGGTTGCAGGTTGCAGGGCGGTGCTATCTTTTAACGTTCCACTTGCTTTGTCTATTTGCACCATACCGACTGAAATGAACCCCGATGTTTGTTACTTTGGAGGCGTGGAAGCTACGAACGAAATCGACCTTTACGAGGGTAGTACGATAGCGGTTGCACCCAATCAACCGATTAACATTACCTTTGACCCGTTAGCGGTTAGCAATTTGTTTCTTTGGTTTGCAGTTCCTTCAACTTATTCGTTTTCGCATTGGTTTAGAAGTGCATTCGATCAAGGTGCGTTCGATCAGTTGTTTGAAGTGTACGATACCGAGGATGATTACACAATTTACGTTACAATGTGGCAAACGGAAGCAACCGTTCAAATGACTATACAATGATTAGATTAAGCGATAATTTAGAAATCAACAAACCTGCACCCGTAGACGATCGTTTGGGCGTGTTTGTTTCCACTGCTTCGGCTTTGACATCCGTTCCCGAAGATAGACGTTACATTGGTTTAACCGTTATCGTTGATAGCGGAAGCGGTGCGAATGAGTATTGGTTCAAAGAAGGTGTGACAAATGCTGACCTTGAAGCAAAGTCAACGGGAGGTGGCGGTGGTGGTGTACCTTACACGGGTGCAACACAAAACGTAGACCTCGGCACGTACAATTTAACAGCTGATCAATTAGCGTTGAACGTAAACCCAACGGGTGCGCTTTCAGTTGGAATGACTGAATGGAACGATACCATTGGAAGCTCGCAAACACTTTTGAAAGGTGGGTCGGTTACGTTGAAGAACGGTGTTGATTTAGTCGCACGTGTGGTTAACAAAGTAACACCAAACACCACACTAACGAAAGCAAATTACCAAGTTGTAAAGGTTACGGGAGCGCAAGGCCAAAGATTGGCCGTTGATTTAGCGCAAGGCAATAACGACCTTGGTTCAGCCGATACGATTGGAGTTGTAATTGAAACGATTGCAACCAACCAAGAAGGTTTTATCATGACCGTTGGCCAAATCGAAGGTATCAACACAACTGGAAGTTTGCAAGGTGAAACATGGGCGGATGGTGACGTATTGTATTTAAGTCCGACTACGGCAGGGCGCATGACCAATATTAAACCAAACGGTTCTACCGGTCACATCGTGGTTCTTGGTTACGTGGAATATTCGCACGCTAATAACGGGAAAATCTATGTAAAGATCATGAACGGATGGGAGTTAGACGAACTTCATAACGTTTACATTGACCCAGCAACGTTAGCCAATAACGATGTATTGGTTTACGATAGCACTGCAGAACTTTGGCAAAATACCAAACCTTGGTTGATTGGTGCTCCATATACAATTTACAACTCTTCAGCTGCAGCTGCAATAGCTACCACAATAGATTTCACAATCAATACATCTCAACTTAGAAATGGTAGCACTATTATCTTACAAGGATATATGTCGAGAGCATCAGGAACTGGTACCGCAACTTTTAGCTGGACTGCTAATTCAAATGCTAATATAGCTTCACAATCTTTTACATCAGGAACACAATATGGTATTCAATTTTATTGGACTGCTAAGTACATATTAGCTACAGACAGCTTGAGATTTTTTAGAACTCCTACAACATCCTTTGTCAACAATACTACCAACGCTACTACGTTCTTTGATGTGGCAGCATCGGGAGGTGTATTTACCATAAACTTTAGAGCAACTGTTACTGCAGGATCTATGACAGGAGCAACTGAAAACTTAACCGCTCAAATTATTTACTAATATGAAATATCAATATTGGAAAGAAGAAAGTGGGGAGTATGTACACTTCTCTGATACAATTCCTGAATCATACGTGAGATTGTTTGAATTAGGTGTAGATGGTAACTACTGGGAAATCTTTGTACCATGAAGCAGTTACTACATGACCTCGGTATTAACCTCGGCCTATCATTTGCAGGCTTTGCAGGTTCGCTCGTTATGATCGGGAAAAAAGAATTCTCATGGAAGAAAGCGTTGGTAAGTATTCCGAGCGGTGTATTTTCTGCAAACTACCTTACCCCGATTGTGGTGGAAGGTTTGGGAATGGAGAACGGATCAGCGGAATACGGTATTGCTTTTATAATGGGCTACCTTGGATTGAAAGGAACTGAAATTTTTGCAACTAAATTTATCAATAATGAAAAATCTAAAAAACCTGATGCCTAAGAAGGCAAACGAAATGTCGGTGTATGAAAGAGCGACGGCTGAAACCCCTCCATTTTTTAAGAAACTGCGCACTATTGGTATTGTGGTTGGTGTGGTCGGGGGTGCTTTGGCTACTGCACCAATTTCGCTACCCGCCTCGATTGTAGCTTTGAGCGGTTATTTGATCACGGCAGGAACAATTATTACAACTGTTTCGCAAATAACTGTTGACGAAGGAAAATAAAGTCGTATCTTTGTAGAGCAAGCCACGTTTTTTGCGTTGTTTTCGTAGTTTAATTTTTGGTTGAACCCCTGAGAAATCGGGGGTTTTTTTATGCGTTCAAAAAAAAGTTTCATTTTTTTTCGCAAAAAGTTTGCACAATTAAATTTTACTCCTTTACTTTGTAGAACCAAAGAGAAAAACAATGAACAAAACGCAAACAACCATTTGGGGAATCGTAACGCTTTACGTATTCCTTCTAACCAAAAATCCATTCACACTTATTTACATGGTGTTTATCGGGGCTTACATTTCAAAAAGAATTCAAACCAAAAAATCCAAATAATATGAAAACAATGAACGACAAACAATTTCCAGTTGACGCTTTGCGCTTTTGGAAGTTAGCACCCGACACTATTTCCTGCGGTTGGGACATCTTTATTGGCCACGCACATTCTGAGAATATGTGCGACCCCGTAAGCCATTACATTTTCAACGATGTAATTACAATCTTCAAACACCTAAGGGGGTACATTGACCACGAAGATAGGCACGTTGGAGAATTGCTTAACGAGGTAATCCGATGGGACTTAAAAAATTCAGAACTTTGCGTTACCGATGCAAGTTTCACTGAGCAAATCGGAATCGGTGTAGCGATCAGCTTTAAAATGAATTTCAACACGGTAGAAAACTATTCAGTCATATTTAGTTATTTCAAATAATGCGAGAAATTAAACAAATCAAACGGGGGCGAAAACCTGCTCGCCCCTTGGTTTCCACGGCGTTAGCGCAACGATGGGAGCAAGTGAGAAATGAACGGAAAATATCCGTACATCGACTTCCAGTTAGCCCACCAACTTACCGAAAGGTAATTAACACGGGGTACTGTGATCAGCAAACATTGGTAAAACTAACTAAATTCTTTTTATGATTAGCAAACACATTACACTAAATGAGGCCACAAAGAGCAACACGGCCACACGTTTAGGAATCAACAACACGCCAAACGAAGCAACCATTGAAACCATGAAGCTAACCGCCGAAAAGGTATTCGAGCCATTACGGGAAATCGTTGGTGCAATCCGAGTGAGTTCCTTCTACCGTTCACCTGACCTTAACCGTGCCATTGGTGGAAGCAAAAGTTCACAACACTGCAAAGGTGAGGCAATCGATATGCAAGCGTTAAACACATCGAACTTCCAACTATTCGAGGAAGCCTGCAAGCTACCCGACTTCGATCAAATCATTTGGGAGTTTGGCACAAAGCAAGAGCCTGATTGGGTGCATATCAGTTACTCAAAAACCAATAACCGCAAACAAATCTTACGTGCAACAAAGATCGGAAACCGCACCGCCTACGTGCCCTACCGCAAAGGTTAAAAAAATAGTTTGCACAATTAACTTTCATTTGTATATTTGTGAACCAAAACAAAATTATGGAAACAATCAAAAACTTGGCGAAAGCTTTGGTTAAAGCAACCGCCCAAATCGAAGGAGCATCAAAGGACTCCACCAACCCACACTTCCGCAACAAATACGCAGACCTTGCAAGCGTTACGGAGGCAATCAAGAAACCGTTAAACGATAACGGTTTAACGTACTCACAAATCATTCACCGCTTAGAAGGTGGCGTGGGTGTAGAAACGCTTATCATTCACGAATCAGGTGAAACTATGAGCAACGGTATTACGTTCGTGCCTGCACCTAAAAACGATCCACACGGGTACGGCAGTGCGCTAACCTATGCAAGACGCTATTCGCTTTCCGCTTGCTTCGGTGTAATCCAAGAAGATGATGACGCTAACGGTGCTACCAACCTACGTACAACGGGCGATATTAACAAGGTTCAGAGCAAAAAGGAAGCTGCACCAAAGTTCGCAAAGGCTGACGAACTGCAACCATTCACGGCTGAAAAGTACGCAAAGCTTTTAGAACTTCACGAAACCGACCCCGAGTTATGCAAGAAGTTAGAAGCGCACTACCGCATTACTTCCGAGGTTAAGGCACAATTCAAAAAAGATACTGGAAAGGATTGGAAATGACACACGAAGACAAAATCAAAGTAATCATTGAACTTTATTCAAAGATTAAAAACGCTGACCTTTCAAAAATGCTCGATATGACTCCCGCATTAATTCTTTATTACGCTCGGAAATACAACCTGAAAAAAGAGGGTGAATTTTTAGAAGATCAAATGAAACGGAGCATTGCTAAAATGAGAGAAGTAAGAAGATTGCAAAATGAACAATTTAACATTTTAAGAGAAAAAGAATTAACATATTGGGAGCGAGTAAATGAATTTCGCAAACAGCAAGTTGAAACGCACGGACGTTTCCATCCATTCTTTAAAATGCAACAAAAAAGTCAAGCAAATGGATAATATCATAACCCAATCAAACAACCTGCTTTCGTCCGTAACTGGACGGGAGCAGGTGGAATTGATGCACCAAGAATTTCGCATTCAAATTGAAGAGGGTAATATCAACCCGTTGGAGTTTGCAATCAAAGCACGCATGATCATTAAGGCCTTAGAGCAAACATTAACCGATACCCAATACCTTGCAATCAATGAGCAGGAAAAACATGGGAAAACGGCCGAAATGTTTGGAGCGGTGGCCACGACTTCCGAAATGGGTGTGAAGTACGACTACGAAAGTTGCAACGACATTGAATGGATTATTTTGAAGGAGAACGTAGAACGTACAACCGAAATGCTGAAAGCCCGTGAGAAGTGGTTACGATCACTTACCAAGCCCGAAAACATCGTGGATGCAAACGGGGAAATAATTACTATTACCCCACCAATCAAAAGAAGTACAACAACCTTAAAAGTAACAATGAAATGAGACCAAGCCCACAACAACTAATCGACTTCATTCAAGGTATTAAACTTAAAGCCATGGAAGTACACGTTAACGCTGAATACACCGCAAAGAAACTTGACCTTTCAAAGATTAGCCGTTTCGATATTTTAAACCAACGGATGCAACGGTTGTACCGTTTACGTTCCCAGTGCATCGAACATAAGGACTTTTTCAAGGCACTCCAAGCCATGCACCTGATCAACCGTGTAGGCTTCGAACTTTCAAAAACATACAACTACACTGCACTATGAATTACCCCGACCCAACCAAAGAACAGTTAGCGATTACCCGAGCCGTTGTGTTGATGCAAGCCCTTGCAGAAACCTTGGACGACCTAAAACGCACCAAGGCCTACCGTCAATCATTAAAGAACAGATTGAACCTTTTAGAGCAAGATTTGTCAGTTTACCTCAATACGTTATCCGTAGCGTTTTGGGGTGAGGATGAGGAGTTAATGATGCAAATAAGCCGAGGGATTGATGCGGTTACGGGTGCGCTCGCAACGTGGCATCCTGCGCAAATGGCAGTACTGGAAGACGTCCTAAATCAAATCGAAGAACAATTTAATCAAACAGAAAATGAAATATCAGAAACCAAAATCGAAGGAGGAAATTGAATCCTTGAAATGGAAAATGAGTTACTTAGAAAACCAATTAACGGGTCAACTATGCGATGAAGAAATGGTACTACGTCAGGAGATCAGCGAAATTAAGCAACTGCTTCGCTCGGTTGAATACCCTGAACGTCCGACCGATTCAAACTTTGAATGTTTTGGATGCGGTTCGTAAGGTTTAAACTGACAAGACAAATACAAGAAAAACATGAAAACATCAATTTACCACAGAACCTTTGCTTTTGCTTATGTGCTGTTAGTAGCTGTTATTTTTTGCGGTTGTGGAAACGGGACAACTGCAAAAGAGCAACCTATTGAACAAAAAAAAGACTATCATGGCTACAAATTAATTGTGATAGATAGCTGTGAGTATTTAGAAGCAGGTGGAGTGCCAAGAGATTGGACTGTGCTAACTCACAAAGGAAACTGTAAATTTTGTGCAGAACGTAGCAAAAAATAATTGCTACTAAATCATTTATTGCCGCACATTTATTTCGCTTATTAAACAAATCATGCTATCTTTGAAGCAGATTAATACACCGATGAGACAGATCGGTTTCAACAACATAAAGCCCTCTATTTGGTTTGCACTGTCTCTGCATTCCATTTAGGGGGTTAATTTTTTATGAACCTAATCGATTACAATTTTCGCCTTAATTCGATCATAAAGGAAGGCATATTAACGACCAATGAGATCGCCTTGATGTTTGTTATTATCAACCTACAAAACACGCTTAGATCGGATTTATTCGGGTTGCCTACCCGTACAACCTCGGCACATTTGAACCTATCCCATCCAACGTATTACCGTACACTGGAAGGCTTACAAACGAAGGGATTGATAGCAATTTTAGAGCAAGGAAAGAAGAACCAAGCACCCATTATTCGAATCACATTCGATAAAAAAATTTTAGCGAATCCGTTTAGCATTTCACAATTCGAAACGTATGCGATAAAAGAAAATGAACAAATGCTATTAAAAAATTTTAGCGAATCCGTGCACATAAATAAGAAAGAAGAAAGAATCAAAAATAAAGAATCTACTAATAGTAGTAGTAGTATTAAAGAGCCATTTCAAAATTTGAAACCAAGTGATTGCAAAGAGTACATCAACGAGCAATTAGAACTTTACATTCACAACCTTAAACAAGCAACAAATTACACCGTTGAACAAATACAAACCGCAGTCGATACCTTTGTGAACTACCAAGAACTTGAAAGCAAAATGTACCACTTCAAAGCAGATTCATTCAAACACTTTGCGCACTGGATAAAACGCATTGACCTAAACAAGATCAACAAACCAAAAGAACAAAAGCTTGACTCACGAAACATGACCGCAGACGAAATCGCTCAGTGGGTAGTCGAAAGAAAATTCGGAAAACAACCTTAAAAAAAAACGATATGAAAATCAAAGAAATGCAACCCCAAGCACGTGCTGAGTACCTAACCAAACAACTGCTCAAACTTTACGATTACTTCAACAACAATGTAACCGTTGGAGAAAACATCATGCGACAGGTGGAAGCGTTAGAGGAAGACCTTGAAACGTACAACAACTTAACCACCGATCAATTTGAGCAGGCATTAAGGAACGGACGTAAAGAAAGTACCGATGCTTTCAAACCATCCATTAGACTGATCGTGCAATGGGTAAGTAACTACGTTGTGCGCTTCAATAAGTCAGAGCAAAAGATTACGCACTCAGGAACAACGCTAACACGTAACTACCCGATTGAACAGCGCAAAGCATGGATCATTTCAAGCTACCGTCAATACCACGAAGAAAAAAAGGACATGACCAAGTTCTACGATTTCGGTGCGCCTACGTACGAGGCAATCTACAAATACTGCGGTTACAACCTTTCAAACGAACAGCGTGAATGGTGTTTTGAAATGAGCAAACGTTTATCACTTTCGCAAATGTTCAATGCGTTTTTAACCCGTGACGAAAGCGACGAATTTAGAAACAACGCAACCGCCTGCGCTTACGCCTGCAAATTGTTTTTCGATCAGTTCCCAACGGAATCCGATTTAAGAACGCAGTTGGGGTACTTTGATAACGTTTCCAAAGATCACTTTGTAGCCAGTTACGAAAAGACCCCGTCGTTGGTAGCTTACATGAGAAAGAAAAACGAAAATAATTTTGGACTTTCTTAAAAAAAAAGTTGCACAATTAATTTTTACCCTTATCTTTGTAATACCAAAAACAAACAAGCTATGACAACAATGATCAACAAACTAAGAGAAATTCAAAACGAAGAAATCGCAAACGGATTTTTAAACGGAAGCCTTTGGAATGATTTAGAAGATTTGATTTACCAAATTCAAAATCCACAAGTTGAAACAATCCAAGGTGAATTGTACGCAGGTAAAACATTAAAACAGTTAGGGCTTTAATTAGCCCTTTCATTTTAAAAAGAATGATACAAACAACAGATAGCGAAAGGCATCTTGTTTTAAACAATTATCATTATTTTGATAAACAAGAATTGTTTTACTGGCATGATAAATTTACAAAACGATTAGAATACTTATCACCTCTTCTTGTTGAATTAGAAAATAAAAACATGAACTTAGAAGAAGTATGCAAACCTTTGGCACAAGAAGTTTTTGAATTGATTGAATTATTGAATCTTTTAAACCAAAAAACAAAAATATGACACACGATTTAGATTTTGAAGACTTCGTTGTTTACTTTGAGACAACTTGGAATAAACAAATTAAAATAATTAAGATCACGGATTACGAAGATAACGTAATCAAAAAGAGCGATCGAGAACTACAACGCATCCACAAACAAATCTTCAGCAATTGCGAGTACAACGATTGGTTTGGTGAGCGTGAAAAGTTTACTTACGTTGACGAATGGTTTAGCCAAAACATCGACTTCGACAAAGCGAGGGGAATCATTTAACCCATGATTAAACGCTCAAAATACAACAATAAAAAAACTAAGGTCAACGGTATCACCTTCGATAGCAAGAAGGAAGCCGATAGATACGTTTTTCTGACGATTAGAGCGACGAACGGAGAGGTGTTAGACCTACACCTCCAAGTGCCTTTCGTTTTCGCCTTAGAAGGCAAAAAAATGTTCACGTACAAAGCGGACTTCGTTTACTACGACAAAACGCTAAGCAAGACGGTAATCGAGGACGTGAAAGGAATGCGCACTCCGTTGTACAAACTGAAAAAGAAACTAATCGAAAACCAACACCAAATAACAATTACGGAAACATGAACCACCCATTTGATAAATACAAGTACAATCGGTTTGGCTTTGAAGTAGGCCAAGAACTGGAATGGTTTGAGTGGCTACACAACTACCGTGCATCGCTCAAAGAATACCGAAACCAACTGAAAAACGAACGCTTTGAAGACGAGGAAGTATTAAAGCGTTTTATTGCAGTCAAGGAAGAGTTAATCCAAATATCTCAAACAATCCACGCCTTTGCAGCCAAGATTGCATTTAGACCTTACCACAAAGCTTTTTTGAAATCCACAAAAATAGACAGGGCAGAACTATTGAAGTTCAAAACTATCCTGTTAAAAAACTACGAAGAAAGCGAAAGTAAAGACGCAAAGTATTATCTTTCAATCATTAAATCCTAACCATGGAAAAAATTGTAATTCATATCCGAATTGAAAACGAAGACAGAGCAAGAATAGTTGAACGAGAATTGCCCTTTACACATGATTTTGAAAACCTCAAAGAAATCGTTACAGAAGTTCAGCTTTCACTTTATGATTTAGGTTGGTCTAATGAATTGGTTGAAAGAGCAGTTAAAGAAACAAAAGTATTTTAACCATGGAAAAAGTAGTAACAATATCTTTGGAAACAAATAGTGAACAAAGAACCGAATGTTATTCAAATAATTTTGACTTTGATAGTGATAATTTCTGCATTCAAGATATACTTACTATCACTTGTGAAAATTTAAAAAAAGCGTTTGGAATAAACGATGACGATATTATTAAATTGCTTGGTTCATCCAAGGAATTTTATGAATTAAAGCGTAAAGCAGAACATGAAGAGAATTACCCTTCAATGTTAAGACATAAACCCAAAGGTAATTAACCATGGAAACAACCAAGCACGGACGTAACATCGTATCAATTCGATGCAAAGACGGAGATCAGTTCTTACTGCTATCCGATCTTCACTTTGATCACCCGAAATGTAGGCGTGACCTACTCCAAGATCACATCGAGAAAGCCATTAACCTAGGAGCGAAAATCCTAATCAATGGTGACTTCTTTTGTATCATGCAAGGAAAGTACGACAAACGTGCGAGCAAAGACGATATTAGGCCTGAGCATCAAGGCGGGAATTACTTTGACTTGGTTGTTAACGAAGCAGTTAAATGGTGGGCGAAGTACGCTCACCATTTACTTTTTGTAGGGTACGGTAACCACGAAACGGCAGTGAGCAAGCGCCACGAAATAGACCTAACCGAGCGGTTTGTTTCTTTGCTGAATTACAAAACGGGTTCAAAGGTTCTCAATGGTGGGTATGCAGGTTGGATTGTGTTTAACGTGTATCGAAGAGACGAAGCCAAAACTTACCTCAACTTCAAAGTGAAATACCACCACGGCCACGGTGGCGGTGGAGTGGTAACAAAGGGAGTAATCCAGCACCAACGAATGGGCGCACAGGTTGACGGTGCAGACGTTCTTTGGATGGGTCACGTTCACGAACTTTACCACCACATTAACATCAAAGAAACTGTGCAAGTGGTAACACCTTACGAAATTAAACAACGCATCCAGCACGACATTAGAACGTCAACCTACAAAGACGAGTTTACCGACGGGGCTTTTGGTTGGCACATCGAACGGGGTGCGTATGGTAAACCAATCGGCGGATATTTAATGCGATTGAATTACGTTCGAGATAGGAAAGAAAAAGAGCGTAATTACATTAACCCCGATTTTCAAGCTATTTATTCAAACATTTAAGGTTATGGCAAAACCAATATTTTTAATGGGTATCAATCGTGGTGGTGTGACTGAGGAAATTTACAACACTATACAGAAACAATTAGAAGAGAAACTTCCAGATTACCACACGTTTGTTTATTTCACAAATTCCAACGAAATAGAATTTAAATGTTTTTATGAAAAGGACTTT